ACAAGATCGAGTTTGTGAATTGTGTCGCTTGTTGTTGGAGCAGCTACCGCACCAAGATTCTGGATAGTAAACCCAGCAAAAGCTGTTCCCTCTTCGTATGTGTTGTGGTCGATTCTCCACACAATATTCCCAGCGGATGTTCCGTTTACTCCATAAAAAATTGTTACCCATGCCATACCGTCTTTCCATTCAGGATGCTTTGTCGCGTTGAACACCACGCCAGTGGCACCGGCCCCCTCTGGAAGTAGCCAATGACCCGGAATGGTACCGGTTGCAGCTGTTTTAGTGGCAGCAATTGCAAATGTGGAGTTCCCCATTTCCTCAATGCCAACCCAATGACGGTACATATCAGCACTAACAGCTTGTTCAACAATCTCAAGATTGGTTCTTAATTGAGAAGAAAGCGGGTTTATAGATAAAGTGAAGTTATGCACCACGCACTCCTAGCTCTGCATATTCAACTTCAATTCCCGAGATGTCCCTAAAAACCGCTTCCCTGGCAAGCTGCGAAGACAACGGCGAAAAAGAAACACCAATTGAATGCGTAAGACCTGTTGATGTATTAGAGAGATCGAGCCAGCCTGATCCTGAGGTTCCAAATGATGAAGTTGTTTCAGTAACTGCTTGTTCGGTGTCCACTCCACCGCTTGGTGTAATAGCTTGCCTTGTAATTACGCCAACTCTAAATTTCCATGCCGAGGTTGTCCCTGGTATAAAATTAAGGAGAGGTCTAATTTTTGTAATTCTTGACGCCCCAGAACCAAATCTAGCAAATGGTAGTCTTAGATAGCAAGACCCTTCACCGCTTCCTGACGAGAAGGATCCTGCTCCTGATTGATATGACAGAACTGTCGAAGCACCGCTACTAATGATTCCAACATTTCCCAAAACACAGCCATTTGTTGATTGCACAGAAACCGGTACTCTAACATTCGCGTTAACGTAGTAATCTCCGCCAGTTATTGAGTTGTTCATATAGTAAAACTTATTCGTTGAGGCATTGTACAAAAGAACAGAATTTGCATATCCAGCTTCCGGAGTGGTTTCATCCGTATCGTCACTATTATAGTAGAACGCAACTACTTTATTAGAAACGTCAGCAACCGACCACACTGTTCTTGTAGTTGAGTCCATGTTAATAGAGAACATCTCGTCAGCAGCGACTCCGGATGGGAATTTATAGTAAGTTCCTTCCGCCAAGGATCTGTAGCACGAGTCCTGTCCAAGTCTTACCACTTCACCAGAAATTGAGATCTTGCAGGGGCCGACATTAGACCAGAAGTACACCTCACCGTCTAATACGCATATAGATTTCGTCTCAGTGCACCCCGTTCCAATGGCTAAAGGAGAAAACGTGAACGGAGACCCGTCGCATCTATAAATTGCTCTCTCTTTAAACAGATACAGCACGTCAGTTGCCACAGCAAATCCAGTGATTTCTCCATGGCCATCATATAAAAGAAACCAACCAGAGTTCTTTAATTGTGGAGTATTATCAATATCACCAAATCTTGTTGCATTATCTGTGTCAGACCACCACACTAACTCTGGATATAGAGTGCCGTTTGAGAACTGTGGGCTTGCCGCTGGCCAGTCTGCAGCCATTGTAATGTTGGCAGCAAACACATGGTTCTTAAACACGCAAATATGCTTTGGGAGAATATCGGCAGTTGTTGGTGATGTTGTTACCAGCAAGTCTGCAAAGTTTTCAGCGCTATCGAACGTGTCAGCAACGGTGTATCCTTGAATCGGATCAACTCCGTTTGTTGCAATAACGGTTGGACCAAACGAGGCGAATGACCAGTCGGTTGCAGAATAAGGTGAGCTTGCTCCAGAAGCATCTATCCAAACAGTCTCTCCTTGTTCAATAACATGGAGCTTGCTGGCGACTCCTGCAAAAAACAGAGGGTCTTTTCCGGACCTTTTTATATGATAATGCAGCGCAATCACTGAGCCAATGCTGTTCCCGCCTCCGGCAAAAGAGGTTAAGCCAATAGACGGAGTGCTCTCGTAGTTATCGTTTATTTTAATAACGTTTCTCGAAAACCACAAGCCGCTATTGTTAATTGGGCCTCCGTCAGGATTCCACTCGCCAAACTCTAAAACTGTTTTTGGCATCAGATCCACCTTCTGATTTCTGTTGGAGCCTGGAATACAGCGCCCTCTGCTCTAAGCGAATTCACTTCTTCTGCCCACTGCTTAAGGTGCTCTGCGGCCCTAATGGAAGCCTCCTCAGTCCCACCAAACACTCTTGTCCATAGCAGATACGCTGCTCTGTTGTAGACTAAATGATATCCCTCTTTAAACCACTCGTTGGTGTATGTTGCTGCAAGTGTTTCCGAATCAGTGAATGGAGTATAGAATGCCCATGCACTTCCAGTGTATTTGTATGTTGGTGTTCCTGGATCTTTGTGGTATGTGAACGTGATCAGTTCGCCGTCGTCCTGAGGGATTGGAACCAGATTGATTGTTTTATTTGATGGATCCATCGCATAAAACCTAGGCTCTCCAGTGGTGATTGCCGTTTCCCACTCAGTGCCTCTCCACTCGTTCTCTTCAATCCAGTCTAGGGTTCGGCTCACTAGTTTGCGCTTGTTATACGCATCCTCTGATGTCTGAATGTATGGCTCAGTGATCAGTCCTAAAAAATCAACAGGCAGCGACAGAGTCCGACTGTTGGCAACAGTTCGTAACTTAGCCTTTGCCTGATTGAACGTGAATAGAAATTTTCTATTATATCTTATTGATTCAATGATCGCTTTGTCAACGTCATCGCCAGCTTCGCTTCCGCTAGGCAGTGTGTCGATATGGAGATCCCTAAGAAGGTGCTCCTTCATTGTCTGCCTGTCAGACATTCACACCCCTTTAGAAAAAGACAGGGAGGGAGCGGTGTCGCCCCCTCCCTGTTAAGAATTACCGAATCTCGTTCATGGTGTAATCAATCCACACCGTGAGCGTTGCGCTAGCTGCAGCATCTCCAGCTGCGCTGGTGATAACTTCAAGCTGAACTCGGAAGTCGTCGTCAGTTGTGACGTACCCGATACCGTCTCCAGCACCAAATGCACTGTCATAAGAACTGTACGTGTTGCGTGCAGCACCAAAGGTGGTTGCAGCGTCAAGAACAGTCTTAGTGGTGGTTCCGTCAGTCACCTGAAGGTCCATAACAAGTGCTGGGGTGGCGTGATCGTCTAGTTCGTCTGATGCAATGCCACCACCGAGAATCACAGCCTTGGCTGGTAGCTTGAAGAACTTAAGGATGTCCCCGTCTAGCAACTGGTAGGATGCGTCAGCAGTGAGGTCTTCCAGATTCACCGTGTAAAGAACCGTGATCTTGCCAGGGTACCCGGCAGCAAAAACTGGAGGACGTCGAAAAGAGGTCACTTCATATGTGGTTGCCATATTATGTCACCCCCTTATGCTTCAATTGAAAGTCCGGCGTCAACCCACATAGAGTAAACGTCGGTGTTAGTTAGACCGTGTTCGGCGTAGGTTTCAATCACAAAAACACCGTTCTCCCTTGCTGAAGCCTCTCCTGGCTTCTGGTATCGAGGACGCCCGATTCCAACAATCGTGGACGCAGCGATCTGTTGCTGATGTCCAAAGTCCTCAGAATCCTTGTCCCAACGGAATCGGTTTAACGAGTATCCCGGAGGAGCGTAGCCGCGACCGAACGCCATAAACAATGACTGTGCGCCACCGATCCACGCTCTGCGGGTGTTGTCCTTAATCTTCGTGTCCCCTGAGTTTAGACCGGGTGGAACAAAGTCAGACTCGAAGAAGATAACGCCGTTAGATTCACCAAGAGCATTAGTGAACACCGGGTTATCGTCCACTCGTCCGCCCTTAAGAGCATTCTGCATTGTGCTAAACCACACAGAATCCGACCTACGAAGGTCATGAACCTGCTCTGGAGCTAAGAAGCAGCAATACTTTGGACCCATTGGGGTCATTGCTGGACGGATCTTCGGGCGAAGCAGCTTAAGCTGACGAACGGCCTGATTCACAACATCAATATCAAACACGTCAGCTGACGTGAGCGCACCTGCGGCCTTGCCGTTGGGGCGAAGAATGTAGTTGTTGTTTAGTGCATTGATGGTGTTGTGAAAATCGTATGGATTATCATCAATAACACTGATTCCTGCTGCATGTGCGTGAGCGACAAAGCTAAATCGTGACGCAAACCAATCTGCTAAGCCGTCACGGCTCTCCTCCATTGTGTCTTCAGTGCAAGTATTTTCATACTGTGGACTATATCTTTATCCATTAGATGGATATTGCGCGTGTAGTCTCTGAGGAGCGAAATGACTTATTAAAGAGAGTTAATGTGGAAGCAAGGAACAGTGCATCATCCCCGCTGACACTAATCACTGTCTGTTCTGCCATATTGGAGTTGCGCGGCTTTTCTTTATACTCTTTCCATTGAACTCCAACAGAACTGCAGTAATTTTCAAACCCTTTAATAATTCTCATGTCTGTGTTGAATACTCTAAGGACTGGGTATTTATTCTTCTGCAAGTAGAGATTCCCGTCGGAATCCACCACTCCAGAAGCCCAACCATTGGAAGGAACTGCGTTGGTCATGTCAGCCCTTGAGCCTCTAACCACACCTCTTTTGTTCAAGTCCCTTACCCGCTCCACCAACTTTTTTACTTCCGTTTCGTCCCCAGCAACCCTGTGCTTCACTGCCATTCCTGCAAGCTCTAGTTGCAACTTTTTGGCAATCAAGTGTGGAAGTAGGGAGTTAACGCATTTGTTGATGTGAGCCATCTTGGTGATTCGCACTTCCGTGTGCCTGCCTCCTCGAACGTCAATCAGGTAAGGATTGACCTGGAAAGCCCTAAACGCTTCCACGATCTTTTCAATCGCAGGAGCATTGGCAAGTGCTGTGATAGAAAGGACAGCAGAGAATCGCGGCCCCTTTTTACTAGGAGAATGATGGAGACAAATGCTACCATCACCGTCCACGTATCCACCAAGGTATTCAACAAGTTCCATGGTTTTTCTTTCCTGCGGATTGTGGTTATGGAACTCTCTGATTTGACTTGTGAGTTAGAGAATTCAACCAGTTTCCCGCATATAGCGCAATCTACGCTGCGACCTTAAAATCGCAGGGGGCCACGTTGACCCACTGAGCAATAATTGGAGAGCTAACTTCCACTGCATTACGAATCGTGTCAACATACACGTTGTAAGTTGCAGTCTTGTAGCTGTCGCTGTTGCCCTTTAGCGGCTCATCGCCTGCACGACCACGCGAAGAAAGCTGATAGCGTAGCTTAGTGCGGATTAGAGCGCCAGGGCCTTCTGTAAGCTGGTCCTTAATTTGAATTAGCGAACCAGCTGAACTTCCTGCAAACCCATATCGGTCGTCGAAGAGTGGGTCACGAGCACGAACTTCGTGATCGAGAACTCTCTCCCAGCATTTATATGCTATTCTGTGATAGCACTATCGACTATATCTTCACCCTTTTTAGGGGCTCCGCGTGTAGTCAGTGAGGAGCGAGAACCTTTTCTTTTCAGAAAATCTAGCAATAGTTCAGCGTTTGGTTTTTTTTCCACTAGATGGGGAAGTAGAAGGTTGCATAGTTTTTCGCAACAACCAGTTCGACTTACGGTAATTGTAGAATATGTTGATCTAGGATTTCTTATAACTGACGTGGAACTTGAAATTCCGCACCGTTCAAGAATGCTTAAACATCTATCAACATTGATCTGGCACTTTTGTGTAATTACAATCCTTGGACGTGTAATCTTCTTTTTGTCCACAACATCGCTGCCACATCCTATAAAACCGTCTCCATCGATAAACCCAGCCAACCACGCAAGCGCCTCTTGGTCTGCAATGGCGTAATTGAGCTTACTGTTTACCCCGCCATCCCTAATCAACTTTGCTGTGTGCGGGTCTGTGTCTTCAATGTAGCGGAGCATAAGACGGGCAAGATGCTTTTTTCCTGCCAGATACTTTTCCATACCATCTAGGGCACTTTTTACTTTAGCCGATGCATTTAGCATCAATCTATGATACAGACCATTCTTTTCTTCATAAATTCCTGGCCTTGCACCGGCTCTTGCTAGAATGGACTCTGCCTTTCTGATTGGGTGCCAGCTTTTGTTTACAAGCGACACCTTTTTGTTATAATACGGCTTGTCTCTGTTTCCCTTGTCATAGGTTACATTAAGAGAAATAGAACCTTCCGCATCAAAAAAGCCAGAAAGCCATGCCCATTCGGTTTCTCTTACCTGCTGATTGTCACCGTGAGATTCTGTTTGTTGCATATTAGCACGCCTCTATTTGGTGAGTTTCCAGCATTATAGCGAAGTTTCTGATATCCTATATATCAGCGCCTGTTTGTGACGTTAACGACTTCTGGGTCTGAAATTTCATACCATAAAGCACCCATTTTTTATATATGGCTCCTTGTTAGAAATTAAGTTGTAAAAGAACAATAACGCTTCTAGCAATTAGCCCTGCTATTTATTTAGGTGTTAGCGTTCACCCTGGCTATGGCCGTGAGTCTTTTTGTTTAGCCGAAGCTCTCCCTAACGGGGCATCTAATTGTCACATTGAATGACACTTATTGTCAAGCGGTGGGAGCCTTAGCGAGATTTAGGCGCATCCGTTCGCTCTAAACCTTTTAGTAGGTCTCTAAACTTTGGAGTGTTCCCTGCGCGACCAATAAGTTTTGTCATGGTATCGGCAAACTGCGCTTCTGACATTTTTTGAAATGACTTTGGATTCACGCTTGAGTGTCCCTGAGATCCAGAGATACTGGCAATTGTTCTTGCCGATTGCTTTTTGTCTTTCTGCTTCTTGAATGCCGCAACTTCATCCGTTTCTTGCTTTTGTTTTTGAACTGTCTTGCTATCTGCTTCTTGCTTAGACTGCTGCGCAGATTGCTGCAAAAATGCCTGTGGCTGGAATCCTCTCCGGATTGACTTCTTCCAAATCTCAACCCCTGGATTTTTGCCGAGACCGAGCCAGCGCAACTTGTCTTCCTGTAGCTTAACAAGCATGCGCTGTTCTGCCTCTTCTGGTGTTAGCCCAGGATTCAGGTCTAAGAATTCGTCAAGCTCGATGGCGGCTAGGTGAGCAACGGCAGGCCCATACAGTGGGTTTTGCTGTGCAAACATTGCAATCTGTGAATCTGCAGTAACCACTGCGTTGTTGATCGAATCGCCTTCCCTCTTTTTCTGACTTTCCTTTTTGAACTCTTCGATCTCTCGCAGGACCTTCTTACTGATTGCTGCGGCCTGCTCCTCTGCCGGAAGGGTGGAGTAGTCCTCCTCCTCTTCTTCCGGTTCTTGCTTGGCCTCTGCTGCCTTTTGCAAGGTGTCCACTAGAATGCTCAGACGAGCCTGTAGCGCGTTGCGCTCCTTTTCTAGAAGACGGGCGCGTGCCCACGCAACGTTTGGATCCCTGCTTGGGTCGTATTGCTGCTGTTCCGGCTGCCGTTCTTCCTCTTCTTCAACGTCCTCAGGTTCCTCTTCCGTCTCGATCTCGCTCAGCACTTCTTCTGGATCAACTTCTAATCCATCGTCTTCGGTATCGTCATCTTCTTCGATGCCTTCCATCGGATTGTATCCGCTAACGTCGTGTGTAACTCGCGGACTCGATTCATCATCGTCATAGATCTTATCAACCGATTCAACGTTCTTCTTGGCCATTGACTCTCCTAATTAGCCTTGCGGCACTCCTGATTGATTTTGCGGAGCCTGCTGCATCATCTGTGAATGCATTTGTTGTGCAAGCTGCCAAATAATTTCAAACTGACTAATAACGCTTTGACCTTCAGGGATGGTCTTTAAGAATGATTGCCACATCACCTCCTTTTGTTTAGCCTGCTCAAGTTGTCCCTCTAAGCTTTGAATATGTTCCTGAATCTGCCTTTGTCTCTGACTGTTTGCTTTAATACGATCTCTTGTTGACTGAGGAATATTAACCATTAAATCAATGGCATCCTCAAACGTCATGTATCCGGCGTTAACCCAATTATCCAGCGTTCCCGTTCTTGTCAAAAAGTCCACAGTCTCTAATTGCTCAGACACGGAAGTTGGAGCTTCATCAATTTTGATGTCGAACCTATTTATCTCTGGCCAGTTCTCCATGCCGGTGATTGCTTGACCAACTTCTGGTCCAATGATCCGATGGATCTCTTCTGGAGAATAGAGCCCCTGCATAAACTTCAGATTAAGAAGTCCCCAACGACGCCGGTATCTTCTTAGACCATCGAATAGGATTGCTAGAATCGTGTTAGTTGCCTGACGGGCTGCAGTTACAACGTTTGTTGTAATTCGGCGCAAGTCTCCCTGCGCTCCCATTTCGATAGACGAGAGTCCAAACTCTTCCTGAACCGCATTGCTCGTCATCTCCACGAGTTCCTTAAGCATCGGCGGGAAATCCCCGCTTTGAAGCTGTAGCCATCTTCCGCTCTGCAAGAATCCATCAGGAACGAACTGAACCCCTCCTGGCTTTGCAAACGTGTTGGCAAACTTTCCAGGATTGTCCACAGCACCCTGTTCCACCATGATGTTTCCCTTTGGAGAAGTCATGTACAGTGCCAGCATGTTTGAAAGAAACACGTTCTTCATGTCCTGTGGCCCCTTTGCCACATCGCACATACCGAAGAACTCCATTCCGTTCTTTTGTTCATACGGAAAACCAGTCATAAATTCATACGTGAACCCGAACGGACGTTCGCCCACATCCAAGAGAACGCCATCTGATGCAATCGCATATCTAAAGTTTTCTTTTAGAACTGGAATATAATCCTCAAACTCAGCGTTTGTCAATCCTTCGTACTGCAGCGCAATTGCTTCTAATTCGTCTTTTGATTGAAGGACCACAACCTGTCTCTGAGACATCAACAGACCCACTAAGTTCATTTGTGCTTGTTCATCGAGTTGCAGGTACTCTTGATGTGTGAGTGGGATTGGCTGTCCCTGTTCGTCAGTTTGTCCAATATCAATTGCGTCAATTTCACCAGACACAAACGCAGCCGCCTCGTCCATTCTTACAGGGACGCTAGCCTTCCAAACGCGCTTCGATTCTTTCCACTCGTATTCAACAATGAACAGTTCCTGCTCTTGTCTTAAGAACCATTGCCCACTAGCGACGTCGGACCAACCCCACCTTCCACCGGAAACGTTTGGACCCACATAGGGATCCTTGTCTCTGCTGAACATGTTTTCAGATTCAAGCTTTCTGAACAGCGCTTTTGCTTCCTTACTCACTGTCCCAAATAACTCTTTGGCCTCTGAAATTGGAACGTACTTTCCGCAAACATGCCATCTGCGGTCCACTAGGTTTTGCTTTCTGGATCTTGAATCCCAAAGCATGTACCAGATTGGAATTTCCTCATCTCGAATCATTCCGGCTCCGTCAAGAGCCATCTCGTCCCACCATTTGTGCATGACGCCGTACCCTGATGTGGCACAGTTTCTAAACGCCATTGACTCTTCGTGCTCGGTCTCTGAGACGTCCCTTTGCCAACGCATTGCCTCGTCCATTGCTTCTGCAATTGCGTTGTCCTCTGTTGACCTTCCGTATGCTCTCGGAACGATCCGATCCATGATCTCTCTGTTGGCAACAGCATTAATAACTTTAATAAGAGAGTTTAGCGGAAGCGCTGGTCGTTCCTTCTCTTTTTGTCTATCAATGTCGCCTTCTGCCCACTGGTGTCCTCTGACATACTTGTTGTTTTCTTCGGACCTGTCGTGAATGCGTTCGCAAAAATCCACGCCTTCTTTAATACTGCCCTCAAGCATGGCAAGAACTTTTTCTGCGTCTCTGTCTTTTCTATATCTCACTGTTGCCATACTCGCCTCCTGTTAAGCTGACATCCAAGAAGTTCGTGAAAATTTAGGATTATCCCAAAACCCTCGCGTTTGCATCGTGAACGGTGGCCATGCGATTGGGTTCGTGTCAGGCTCCCAGATCAACGCACCGGAATCTAATCCATCGTCATTTGGCGATCTAGGAAACATCTCGTACTCATTCTTTAAGAAATAGTCAACAAGGTCGAACGGAACGCCCTTTTCATCTGTCGTCATAATTCCGCTACCGCGAGCAGAGGTTGGGGTTGGAAACACGATGTCTCCTCGCTGTAAGGCCGGACTCCAGCGCTGCCATTCTCTCTCAAGTTTTGCTGTGCTAAACTTTCCAGTCTTAATAACCTTCCCCTTGCACGGAACAACTGGTATGTAACATCCTCTGTTGCGTAGCTCAGAGGCCACTAGATCTGCCCAAACCTGATTTGGAAGCTGTTCTACCCTAACCTCAACAACTCTAAGCGCATGATTGTTTGCTTTGTTGACAACGTTGAAGATTTCATCATGAAACTGTGGAGATGCGGGATCAAGTTTCTTTCTGCTTCCACCAATCCATCTAAGCTTTTTCTCTGGAGCAGCACCCCACACCCAAATGAACATTGGATCCTCAATACCTCTCGAAGCATCAATGCATACATACGCATTTGTGCCTTTAGCAAGCTTCTCTGGTGGTTCGTTTACAAACTGGATCCATTCCTTTTGGAACGACCTGTCAGACATGCGATTGAAGTCACAGAGGAATTGCGTTGAATAGTCTTGTTTGTCTTTTCCAAGATTATCAAACCACATCCAAAGAGACTTCGACGTAAACGGGTACTCCGGAGTTCCGCCTCCTGGTGCGTCTCCCGTCACGGACAAATTCTCTGCTGGGTGCATAACAGCAAGACGTTCGTCCACAGTCCTGTATTCTTGGTACTTCTTGTATGCAATTCCTTCTGGGTGATAGATCGTGTTTGTCATGAAAATTATAGGCTGCTCAAGCACGACCGGAGTGGCAAGCGCCACAGACTGGTTGAATGCATCATGAAGCTTGTTGAGCATATCCTGACTGCTTGTAACCTTTCCGTTCTCACAGTCATCGTAATGAATGACATCAAATCGAGATCCGGTTGGTGATCCTGTCATGAAGTTATGATGCTCAACGGTGTTGTTTGCGCGAACTATGCTTCGTTTAACTCTGATACCATCTTCCCTAGACCAAACCGCTTCGCCGTTCTTTGCTGCCTCTCTTGGATCATCGAATAGCACGTCTGGATGAAGAAGTTTAATGAGTTTATTGTTTTCAAGCTCTTCGTTAATTGTCCCCTGATGTCTCTTGGCAAGTTGCTTTTCCACACTTACAATGCTAATTGAAATATCAGGATAGTTTAGAAGTAGATAGATGCTGCCTGCCTTGGTTCTTACCGTGGACTTTCCGCTACCTCTTGCGCTACCGTTAAAGCTAGAAAGCTGGTTGTCAATGATCCACTGAGTATTTTTACATAAATCTAGGTAGTAGTTATGCCAGTGTAGCGGCGTCTTGTACTGCGAGTGAACCTTCTTTCCGTCAGACAGAACAAAGTAAAACAAAAAGAAAAGGTCGTTTTTGGAGTACCATCTCATCGCCTCTTCCCAATTGTCTAGGCTTTTGTCCTGCACCGACTGTAGCCACTTCCATAACTCTTTGTACTCTTCGAGAGTTTTTGGAATCCATAGTTCACTACTCATTTTCAGAAATCTCTTCCACGTCAATCACTTCCAGATCGCCAGCAGCTAGCGCTTTCTGCGCTCCAGAGAGTTGAGCAACCTGTTCTTGGGCGAGTTCTGAGAGAACTCTCTGTCTGTTTAACTCAAACTTAACCACACCTTTATGCTCAACAGAAACGTTCAACTTGTCAGACCAGCGGTCAGACGCTCTAACTTTTAGGATTTCTTTAGCAATCCAAGCCTTGTTTCTGTGTGATGGTTCTAACTCAAGCGCCTCCCAGATCACCTGTTCCGCTCTGGCAACCTGTCGCATTTCTGCAAGATGCACCATTTCTGCAAAGTCTTTATCATACTCTGCATAGTTTGGATTAAGTTTTTTATAGATTTCGTCGTAGTTGTATGGAGTGACTGAAGCCGCTTCAATTCTACTTTTTGTTTCAAGAAGCTTGTCACAAAAAAGACGACGCCAGTCAGGAGAATCAAGCTCCTTAGACGGGCGTCCGCCCTTGACCTCTTTTCTTTTCTTTGAATCGGTCGCTGCTGTGTTTGCAGACACTAGTTGTTCTAGCTCCTCGTCGGTAGCTCTCCACCTTCTGGTGTCGGCATACAGCGCACGCCATCTTCCGGTGGGTGAATACTTCTTACATATTTCTGTTAGAGTGAGAGTCCTCTTGGATAGCTCCTCTTTTAATGTATCTGGACTCCAAAGAGGATGCCTTCTTGTCTTAGGATTCTTTGGCTCTGACAGTTGCATCCATTAATAGCTGTCTTCCTTCTTACCCTTTGGACCTGAACCAAAGGAATGGGACTTGCGCGTCTTGCTGATGTCCTTTGCGCTCCCCTCTCCCATTTTCCATCGGTTGGTCTTAGTGTCGTTGTCGCTCACGCGAGCACGCGAATCCTCGCCAAAGTTCCACTTAGCCTTGCTTACTGTGTTGCCACACGAAAAATCAACAGTGCTATTTGTCTTTGGAACGGGTTCTGCACGAACGTCACCAACGCCCGGAAACGAAGAACTAACTTTACCTGACTTTGCCATAATTATCTCTCCTTAGAAGTATTGGAAGTATCGACCGCCAAACCCAGCTGGCGGTGCTGAGGGAAGTCCCTCATTTGGATTAAATGTTGGATAAAAGGGAAGCGGATGCAGACCCCAGCTGCCAGAGGGGCTATAAGGCATTCTTGCGCCACCTGGAACCGGAGTCGGTCCATAGCTCGGAACACCAGAGTAGCCGCCATAAATTGGACCGCCATATGGAACCTGAGTTGGGCCATAAGAAGGCACCCCGGTCTGTCCGCCACTCATGCCGCCCCACGGCTGCACTGGCCCCAAGAACCTTCCGCCGGGCCGTGGATTCTGGCCAGGAGGAAATGGTCGCGGTCCTGGGCCTC